TCGCAGCGGAACATGCCGCCTGAAATCCTCGAGCAGCAGTTGGAATGGCGGGAAAGGATCGAAGAGCTGGGAAACCAGGATACCCAGACCCTGGAAGCGCATTTGGCAAAGGCGAAAAGGGATTGGGACGGGGTTTGGCGGAGGTTGCAAACCGTTTTCCCGGAAAACCCCAACCTGCATACCCAAAATCCAACCGGGCCCGATTGGCGCGTCCAGGCCCGCGAATTGTTGAACCATGGCAGATTTTTAAGGAGTCTGGCCCGTGACTTGGACGGGCGGATCCATAAAATTCTGTTAGATTGATTTTGGGGCGCTTAGCTCAGTTGGTAGAGCGGCATGCTTACACCGTGCGGGTCAGGGGTTCGAGTCCCTTAGCGCCCATTCCCTAAAGCCTTTAGCCGAAACGACTTGCGTTACCTCCGGGTGGTCTGGAGGGCGGCACCATCGACCGGAACATGGGTAGTTACTACCCACGTTCTTTGAGGTGCCACCCATGCCACCCAAAAACGGCGGCTTCGCCATCCGTTTCCACGCCCCGACAGGGCAAGCTATCTTCAACTATCAAGGCAAGCGCCACTACCTTGGGGCGTGGCCCAACCACCCCGGCAAACCGCCCGAGGAGGTTCAGGCCCGGTTCAAGAATCTGGTGGCCCGGATTTGCCTGGGCGAGGATCTGGAAGCCGAGGAGCCGGAACCCAACCGGGCCAATCTCACCCTCGCCGTCCTCATGGATCTGTGGTTGGCTTGGGCGACTGAACGCTACCTGAATCCCAAGACCAGCAAAAACCTCTTTTCCCAAGTCAGGGCCCTCTACACCCTGTTCCGCGACCATCCAGCCAACTCCATCGGGCCGCTGAAGGTGCAGCAGGCCCAACGGTTGATGGCCAGCCAAGGCCGCACCCGTCAGGGGATCAACGACGCGACCGGCTTCATTCGGCAAATGTTCGCGTGGGGCGTGGCCCAGGAATTGATCGAGCCCGACCAGTTGGCCCGCCTGCGCGCCATGCAGCCCTTGCGCCGGGGTGCCATCGATGCCCCGGAAGCGCCGCCCCGGGAAGCGGTTCCCCTTGAGGATGTGCAAGCCACCCTGCCCCACCTTTCGCCCACCGTTGCCGCCATGGTCCGGTTGCAGTTGCTGACCGGGATGCGGCCCGCCGAGGTGTGCGCCCTGTCGATGGCTGAAATCGACACCTCCTCGGATGACTGCTGGATTTACAAGCCGGCCCATCACAAGATGGCCCACCTGGGCCGCTTCCGCGCCGTTCCCATCGTCAAGGAAGCCATCGAAATCTTGCGCCCCTTTGTGCGTGGGGATGACAAGCCGGTCTTTTCCCCAGCCGAGGAAGTGGAACGCTGGCAAAAGGAAAAGCGGGCCCAGCGCAAAACCAAGGTGCAGCCCAGCCAGTTGGACCGCAGCCGGGAAAACCCGCTCCGGGCCCCCGGGGAACAATACGGCACCGACAGCTACCGCCGGGCCATCGCCCGGGCCTGCAAGGAAAACGAGATCCCCTTGTGGTCCCCCAACCGGCTGCGGAAGCTGGCCGCGCAAAGCGCCTCCGACCTGTTCGGACTGGAAGCCGCCCGTGCCCTGCTGGGCCATTCCAGCAGTTCCATCACCAAGCGCCACTACGCGCAGAAAGACCTGGAGCAGGCCAAGCTGGCCGCGCAGGCCATCGCCCCCAAGCTGCTGGACTAACCACCGGTTTTCCCCTGACCGGCACCGCGCCCATTGGTGCCGAGATGGGGCCGACCGGGGTGGTACGGCCTTTTTGTCTTGTGGAGTAGAAACGATGAAGAACAGCAAAACTATCAGCGTCCCTGAATCCGACCGGCTTGGTGCAAGAGGCGATCTTGCAGGATTCTTTCAGCGTTGCATTCAGCTTTTCGGCTTCAATTCCATGATGGATGCCTGGGCAGATGGTGGTTTCCTAAATGAACCGGATTCCAAAGAAGTGCGAAAAACCTTGCGCTCCTATGGGTTCCCGATCCGAACCGCGGTTGAAAGAATTCAACTAGAGTGCGCTGTTGATGATGAATTTGAGCTGCAAGTTCGCGACATACTCTTCTGTTTTTTGGAAATTTGGGAGAAAAAAATTGCCATTAATGGTGGCACAATTCTTAAGGCGAATAACAGGGAAAGGATTGCTTTCAGATGCGGAAAAATGGCCCTTTCGCTATTCATTTCTGAATTAGAGACGGCGTTTCGTTCAGCTCGAATTGAAAGAAAGCGTCAATTGAAAGTTAAGCGGCCTTCCGTTTTCCAGGCGGTAGAAAAGAAAAGGAACCTTGCCTGAATTGTTGATTTAGGCAAACTGTAGACAACCAGAAACAACCACAAGGCCCGGGGAAATCCCTCGGGCCTTGTTCTTTAAACTTGAGGCAAAATTGCCTCAAGTTTTTGAGTTGCAAAAAATTATTCCAAAGGTCTGGCCAGTTTTAACCCTTCAACAAATATTTAGTTTTGAATGGGTTTCATTGCAGCACATTTTCGCAGCCCCGTTCAACAGTTGAAAAAGGGCCGGAATAATTCTGGCTTCGTCAAGGCAAGGATGCCGCACCCTACATGGAGGTTGCTTGGCCTATGGTCCAGTCTCAGATTGTTCTTGAGCGTATTGAATCCGGCGAGGAGCCTATCCTTGCGGTTTCCTATCCGGCTTTCCGCAGCCTGAACCGGGCGACGGTTTTCAGGTGGCTGATGTCTGGCCGACTGCCAGCCGTCCGCATGGGCCGCAAGTTTTTCACCACCGCATCGGTTGCCCGGGAAACCCTTCTTTCGGGGGCCTTGGATCAGAAAGCCGGAAGGCCCAAAAAGGCTCCAGCGATACCTGCCACCAGCCACAAGCAGGCAGTTGCCCGACTTGAGGCGCTTGCAGCCCAGGACGGACGCGGAAGAAAGACCGATGCCAAAAACCGGTGAGCTGGTGCGGGTTCTGGCTGGGTGGAATAGAAACACAACGGCAATGGTGGTGGATGTCTCACCACCCAGCGTCAAGCTGGTCAACTACTGCGGCCAGATCTTTTTTCTGAGGGAGCGCCATATTGTGCCCGCTCCCCGATGGAAGGGCAGGCAGGCCCAAGGCCGCGGCCAATCCTGAATCAGTAAGCGTTTGCTGGGCGTTGGAATGACGCAGGCCCGACCATTGGGGTTGGTCGGGCCTGCTGGTTTCACGAGGTACTCATGGTTTCTACCAAAAACAAGACACAGACCGAACGGCCTTGGTTTCCTGAACTGGAGCCATTTTCAATGATTGAGCCAAAGCCAATTGATTGGCTTTGGGAATACATGGTTCCCAAAGGAATGGTGACGGTTATTGAAGGTTGGCCAGGTGTTGGCAAAAGCCAAGTAGCTTTGGACATAATGGCGCGCCTTTCCGATGGGGATTGCATGCCATTTACAGGCAAGCCGACTATTGCTGGGGGCTCCATTTTAATTGCCCCTGAAGATCCGGTTGAAAGTGTGGTCTGGCCAAGGTTGCAGGCCGCTGCAGCCAACATGGCCCGCGTTTATCACCTGAAAGGACTCTTTCAGGAAGAAAAAAAAAGAAGGTTCACCCTATCGGCTGGAAATCTGGAAATCCTTAGGACAAGCATTCAGGATTCGCCGGTTGAACTGGTGTATGTGGATGCCGTCATGGGTTTGCTGGACGGAGCCGACGCAAACAGCGACCAAGAGGTGCGAGGGATTTTGGAACCCCTGGCCGAGTTCGCGGACAAAACTGGAATAGCGGTTTTGATTGGCAGGCATTGGTCTAAAGGTGCCGTCAATCGCGCGGCCCATGAGAAAGGGATTGGGTCAATCGCCTGGAGCGGAGTAGCTAGGTCAGTCCTTCAAGTTGGCTACCACCCGGACAACAAGGAAATCAGATTGTTGTGCCTGGGAAAAAAGAATCTTGCACCCGACCAAGGCGCACTTTCCTTTAGGCTTGATCCGGTCCCGGTTTTGATTGGGGGCCAGTCTGCCACCTACACGAGAATTGAATGGCTGGAAGTGGACAAGTCTTTTGATGTCCAAAGGCTTGGAACCGTCGGGACGGACGGCAAGGAGCTTTCTGAGGCCAAAGCCGAGGAATGGGTTTTGGCTGCGCTGGAAGCCAACGGGGAAATGCTTTCAAGGCAATTAGACGATATGGCAACCAAGGAAGGCCTTGGAACCAGAGCCGTTAAAGCCGCAAAAGCCAAGCTGAAGGATGGTGGAAAAATCCGATACCGGAAAAACGAAAAAGGTGAATGGAAGATAGTTCCAGAATTTCCTCGCCGCCCTTTGCCTACCGTGGACGATATTTTTCCCAACCAGCCATAGCTTTCCCAATATGCCATCTGTGCAACTGTGCAACTGTATTGTGCGGGGTTTTTGTTGCACAGTTGGCCATCTGTGCGCCCCATGCACACTTGGTACAGTTGCACAGTTGCACACTTGGCTTTTTGGTGGATCGTTCCACCTCTATTCGATGATTCAGCCGCCGGTTTTACTGAATGGCCGGCAGGCCTAGCAGGCCATCCCACCGCCCGGGGCTCCGCCGCTCCGGGCGGCTTCGTTTTGATGGCTTGCCATGATGACTTTGGGTTCATTGGACCCTCCTTGGCCCGTGACCGGGAGATAGCCTTTCTTGGGTCCTCCGGCCCAGAACTGCCCGGCGCGGGTTTTCATTCCCATCAATTGCCATCATTTGCTTGCCCGGTCCTTCGACGCCGGGCGACTCCTGCCCGCGGCGGGAGATGACCTTCAGGGTTGGCGCACTCCTCCCTGACTGCCCGCCGCGGGTCTTTCGTTCCTATCCATTGCGAATATCTGCTTGCCCGTTAGTCGATTGCGGGCAACTCCACCCGGCTGGCAGGAATCGAGCACCTGCCAGCCGGGTTCCCTCCCCAGGGGGGTTCGGCAACCACCGGGGCCGGCAGGAAGACCGTCGGTGGATCGGAACGCGTTTTTGGTCTCCACTTTTCGGGGGAACCCATGCCAAGGGGCAGAAAACCAGCACACCAGAATGGCCGAGGCATCGCGTCTTTGCCGTCCAAGGCCCCAATGGGCCTGTCGGCCCCGGAAAAGGCCTGTTGGCTTGAATTGCGGCGGCTTATCGTCGCCACCGGCTGCCCTGCCGGCCTGCCAGATTCCGCGCTCATGGAGCAGGTGGCCAAACAACAGGCGCGAGCCGACCGGCTGCGGGATGAACTGAACAAGCGCAAAAGCGTGACGGAACAGAGCTTCATGCACGCCGGCTGGGGGCACCTGCTGACCTTGGAGCGGGAAATCCGCACCGGCCTTCAGGCGCTATTGCTTTCGCCCCGCTCTCGCGCATCGGCGCGCATCCCTGAAGCCAAGTTGGCCGACACCGGCACCAACGCATCGCCGGAACTACTCGCCATCATCGACTGAGGCCGACCATGGAAAAGCGCATCGCGACCGTCTCCCCAGACTCCAACCGGCTGGTCGGCTACGCCGCCGTTTACGGGGCCCTGAGCGAAGACCTGGGCGGCTTCCGCGAGCAGATCCGCGCCGGGGCCTTCGACGCATCCTTGGCCGCCGGGGTGGATGTCCGGGCTTTGTTTGATCACTCCACCGATAAGGTGCTTGGCCGCGTCTCGAATGGCACCTTGCGCCTGGCATCGGACAAGACCGGCTTGCGGGTGGAAATCGACCTGCCCGAGGGCGTGAGCTACGCCAACGACCTGCGGAAGTTGATTGCCCGGGGCGATGTTAACCAAATGAGCTTTGGTTTCATGGTTCCCCCAGGTGGCGACTCATGGGAGCGCCGCGCCGATGGCGTGAACCTCCGAACCCTCCACCAGATCGACTTGCACGAGGTTTCGGTCGTTTCAATTCCGGCCTACCCCGACACCTCGATTGCCCTGCGAAGCATGGCCGAGGATTTCCAGCGCCGCCGCTTCGACTGGATCAAGCGCCGCGGGTTCATCGAATGGCGCGCGCTGGTAGTGAACTGAGCTGCGCCTGAGATTTCTATTGCCGTGGCGCTTGCAAGGCATGGTGGTCCTCGGACTAAGGCTGAAGTAGGCCAAGTTGATGTTATCAAGTTGCCACCGCCATCTGGAAAAGGTGGCACAGGCAAGGACTACCTAACCGCCCGCCTAGACCGCAACAAGCTGGAAAAGGTTTTGGAGGAATCTCCAAAACCTTTCGACCGACGATGGATTTTTTTCCTTCGTCGGGCACTGCTCAAAATTGCTTTGTCAGATTTCTGACAAAGCAATCGCCCAGACATCGCCGCCCGGAGCCTTTCCCGCCCATCGACTAGGCCGGGGTGGTGCCGGGCGGTTCATGTCTCTGGCCGGTTTCAATTGGCGCATCGGGCCAAACAATCGAGGCCCACCAAGCAAGGAAAAATGACATGGAAAAGCGGCAATTGATCGAGGAGCGCCGTGAACTGCTCCGACAGATCCGCGAGCTGACACCCGAAGAACAGGCCCAATTCGACGCGCTCACCGCCAAGGTGGATGACATCGACGCGCGGCTTGCGGCGCTTGAGGAAGCCGCCGCACCCGCACAAGACCAGACACCCGCCGGAACACGACGACTTACCCGAGATTCAGTTGGCCCCTTGGAGATTCGCAACATGACCGAAGTTTTGAACGACTCCGACTTCCTGAAGTCTTTCCTGCGCGCCGGCACCTTCAAGGAGCGCGCTGGCGACCGGCAGGCCATCGAGGCCCGCGGCTTCAGTTATGGGCAAAAAGAAATCGAGTTCCGGGCGCAATCCAAGGGAACCGCGAGCGCGGGCGGTTACACCGTGCCGACCGGTTTCCTCGCGCAGGTTTCCGACACCCTGAAGAATGTCGCGCCGATCCGTAGTGTCGCCCAGGTGATTACCACCGATTCCGGGGAAGACCTGAAATTCCCCACCTGTGATGACACCTCCAACAATGGCCGCATCCTGAGCGAGGGAAGCCAGAACACTTCCACCGATTTGACCTTTGGGGAAATCACCCTGAAGGCGTTCAAATACTCCTCCGATTTGGTGGTCGTTTCATCCGAGTTGCTGAACGACACCGGCATCGACCTGTCGGCCTATCTGGCTCGCCAGTTGGGCAACCGTATTGGCCGATTGCAGGGCTCGCACTTCATCAGCGGCAACGGCACCACCCAGCCGCAGGGCTTGGTGACAGCCGCCAGCACCACCAGCGCCGCGAGCGCCAGCGCAATCGCGGTTTCCGACCTGATCAACCTGATCGCCGCCGTCGATCCGGCCTACATCACCGGCAACAACAGCGTGCGTTGGGTGATGCACCCGACGATCTGGTACAGCCTGCGGAAGCTGAATGACAGCAGCGGGCGCGCACTCCTGGGCGATAGCGCCGAAGGTGCCGACCTCATGCTGCTTGGCTACCCCGTTGTGCTTGATTCCAACATGGATTCGACCATCGCGGCCAGCAAGAAATCCGTGATCTTTGGCGCCATGGATCAATACCTGATCCGCGATGTCTCCGGTCTTGTGGTCAAGCGCGATGATTCCTTGCGCTTTGATTACGACCAGTCCTGCTTTGTGTGCTACAGCCGCATGGATGCCAAGGTGCTTCAGGCCGGGGCCTTCCGCGCGCTGGTTCACTAATCTTGCCCCTCCTCCGGGGGGCACTCCAGGGGCCGGTCAGGTTTTCCAATTCCTGACCGGCCTTTTCACATTCATGGCGAGGGCGGGGATGGAGTACGCGACTTTGGAGTTTGTGGCGAACTGCTTGGACTGCATCCGGGAAACAAGGGGCGACAACCGGCCCTATTCGCGGCTGTACCGTCGGGACCAAAAACTATTGATCCAAAGGGCCCTTGGGGCCCTGACAGACCAGCTACTCCGAGGCATCGCCACCGAGGGCGACCATGCCGGCTGGCAGATCCAAAAACAGTTTCTGGTGGCGTTGATCGAGAAGCGATACCAACGGGCCTTTGACCTTCTGCCCGCCCTTGGGGTTTTTACCGACATTCCCTTTCTGGGCGAATGCCCGGCGGCTGAGCGGATCCTTCCCCCCGAATGATTGCCAAAGCCCCCAAGCCGACCCCGCCGGGTCATCACGAGGAAGACCAGCGCATCGGCTTCCGCGTGGTGGAAAAGCGCCTGGACGAATTGGCCCGGTCCGGCCTGCTTCCAGTGCTTCTGGTTTGCGATATTGCCGCCGATCTGGGCCGGCACCGTGGAATCACCCTGGGCCACATTGAAAGCGCCCTAGAAGCGAAAATTCAGGCCAAGGAAGGCATTCCAATCGAGCATTGGGCCCAAGCCTGCTTCATGCTTTGCCCTGAGCTATACGGGGAGCCGCCCATGCCGGTCAGGCCATCCGAAGCGCTCCCGCATTCCCGGGCCTTTGTTATGGCTTTGTGTCGCCGGTTTCATGCCGGCAATGCCTTGCGAAACCCACGGGACACCCACGGCTTGAAGGCCCACCAATTGCCCCCGGAGCTTTGGACAGCGCCGATGATCCGGGCGGCGCGGACAGGGGAATCTACCCAGCGCAAAGTAAGGCCCACGGTAAAGGCCTTAAGGGTCCACGAACTCTTGGCTACCAAACCCGATGCCACCTTGGATGAACTTGCCACTTACGCCGGATGCAGCCATTCAACCGTCAAGAAGGTTTTGGATATTGAGAAAAAGCAGAACAAGGGTAACGCCACCAAGCCTGAACCCAATCTGATTTCAAATATTTTAAACCTAGCTAATTAGAAAAACTACCCACGACTACCCACATCCGGCCTTTTTGGGGCATTTTTAAGCAACTAAAGCAACTATTGAAAAAACGCTTGAAAACCCTTATAAACAAAGGAGTTCTGGTCTTTTTGACGGGTGGTGTTGGGGAAGGTAAAATCGGGCTTACACCGTGCGGGTCAGGGGTTCGAGTCCCTTAGCGCCCAATCTTTTCTCCGCACCCTATCCATCAC